GTGTTCAACGTTATAATATTTACATAGCTCAAGGCTTTTTTTCCATTTTGGTGTTTCTCCAAGGTTTTGAGCTGTTTCCATACACAGGGCAAGAAAATAGTTGAATGGCTTGTCTAGTTTTACAAACTTCCCCCGCACCTGTCTGAATTTGTCTTTTGATTTTAAGATAGTTTTTCTTGAAAAGGGTGATAACGTTATTGCTCCAAATATCGTTAACGCAAGATCTCTCTCCTTGCGCAGCTTTTGAATCTCGTCCGCAATGAGACTCGTCCTCTTTTTGTCCAATACACTTCCTCTTTAAGCTTCTTAACTTTTTTTTAAAAGAAATAAAACGCGGCGCTGGCGTGAAACGCGCCGTTCTTCTAGAATACTCTGAAAATGAGCTCCTAGATAGCGTTGAACTTCTACAGCGTATCGCTGTGTTAGCTAAAAGAGCATAAAAAGGGTGTATTTTAGATAAATCCCCGAGCCCCGTCCTTACGAGTTCAAGAGAAACTTTTGAATGTAGATGGATATCAAGTGATAGAGAAATCTTTTTCACTTGTGCTATCTTCGCGTTGACTACGTTAGCCACGTTCTTTTTTTTAAAAATATATAGAGAGAAGAGAGAGATAAGGGATCTGTTTTTTTCTCCCTCAAACGCTACAACGAAGTGAATCGTTTGCGGCTGTAAGGAAGCTATTTTAGTATAACAAAAGCGCAAAAGTTGTGTCAAGCTTTTTTTAAAATGTGCTCGCTTTAGTGCTAAAAGAAAGGATTTGTCGTATATTTGACACCCGGGTGGCCCATGATATATGCTTGTAATCGTGGTTCTAGAGTTTTTGTTTTTGTATCCAACCTCAGGGTGGACATAATTGGTACTAAATTGTGAAAGAGAGAACTTAAATATAGATTTAAAACATTTAGAGTCACATTGAAGGTGTCCGAGTGGCACCTTCACTACCTTTTTTATCACTCATTACTCCTAAAAAAATAGGCACCCCTTGCAAGGCGCCTCCATAAAAATTACATCCTGCAAATTGAGCTAAGAAGGAAGTGTAGCTTTTACTCCAGATCAGTATATCACACCTATTTGTGAATGCAAACCTTTTTATTAATATAAATGCTTGACTTTATAAATTTATAAAGTTATAATGTTATTAGATAGTGAGTTAAGTCATAACTAATAACCGTAAAGGACAAGCCATGGTGGTAAATAAAGGGGTAAAACAATGTTGGGGTTAATCTTATTCATATTAATATTGTGTCTATTCTTCAAGAAAAAACGATGCTATTGCGCCGAATGTGAGCGTGAGGTAATACTAAAATGTTCACGATGTAGGAGGTCATAATGGTATACATAGGTAAATTAAAAAATCTAAGAACTAAGAGACAAAAAATAAAGTCAGAGCTACATATCATTAACGAGCGAATACTTAAAACACAAACCGACTACATCAATAGAGAACACGGTATTAAGGTGGAGTTTGAACATGAAGTTCAACGCGCCATAGCCGAAATAGCTAAAGTTAAATACTCCAACGCTGAAAGGCGTAAAGTTGAACTCGAGAAGAAAAAGAACGGCGATCTCAAACTAAACGAGCTTACTGGGGCACTAGAAAGCTTTAGAAAGCTAAAACAACGACTTCTTTGTGACGAGGAAATACTCAAACTAGAAGAACGTTACATCTTTAAAGAAATAGAACTATTTATAACACTCAAAAACTTCGATTCTGCAAAACTAAAAGCTGGAATCTAAAGGAGCAACGATGACAATAAAAGAACTAGCAGCTCAACTACAAGTTGAGATTGACGATAAGATGGACGCATTTAACGTCATGGGCAAAGAGGCCAAGAAGCTTAGCCAAAAGATAGAAAAGATACATCTACAAATGGGGAAGATAATAAAAGAGCTGGAACCTGTTGATTCACTCATAAGAGCTCAACATCCAGATAAGGTGCAACTATTCGACGCATTATTACAACAACTAAAGGAAAACAATGGATAATCAAGAGTTACTGGATGAGATCGTAGGCAGAATAATATACGATACAATTGGGTGCATTTCTGCAGCTACAAAGTCAGACTTAAAGGAAAACAATGAAGAAGGTACCTTGTCGCTTAAGGTGACTGACAAAGATTTTAAAATATTAGACAACGAGACCCTTGCTATAGTCGGCTCAAAGCTTAACGGCGCAACGTTTGCCTTAGAAGAGCACTACCGCATCTTAAAGGATCGCAATATAGAAAATTACCATATTATTCCCGCTATTATTAAAATGAACCGAGATGTTCTTAATATAATTAAAAATAGAAGAAGAAACGGAATGTGGGGAGACGATGAGTAAAGAGCTATTAGAGGCAGTAGATGCCATAGACAGCTTACAAGAATCTCTATCTAGAGTGTCAGGCATGGTAAAATCAATAGAGAACACGCTAGAGAGGCAGAACAGGTTTAAACTAGAGTTCAAATACCACGCATGCGCTATAGAGGGCGTCTTTATAGAATGGAGGCGCTTATATGACTCCAAAAAGAAACGATGCCGTCTGTTTTTGAAGGTTGTAGAGAAAGATGTAGATAGACCGTTTTGTGAGCTCCCAGTGGAATTACGACTGGAATACGTGAAGTACCTAGGACCATTTCTTATAGCTTTTAGAAAGTTCGCCAAAGCAAAAGCGATAGAAGTTAAGAAGGTAATAGAAACCATGGAAGATGAGTGGGGTTTCTAAAGCCAATAATATATGTAATCATAACAGGTGTTGCTTATTTTATAGTTTCGATAGGAAAATATAAAGGACGATAGTGGTTGTGTTTACATCTATAATGATCAGCGTGCTAGGGTTTTTATTTTACTTACTATACAAGGAAGTATATGGATAAAATTGATTTCGAAGAATTTAGAAAGCGGTTTGAAGAAACTCACAAGAAGTCAGTGGAGAAGTACATGTTGGCTGCTCAGATGCAGAGAGTATTTGAGTGGGACAAGTACATGGCAATTATCCCAAAGATAAAGTTCCCAAAAGAGTGGGATGTGCAACTTCAACCACCCTATATGACAGCTATCGTTAGATTTGTAGCGTACGACGGCGACGAAAGCATAAGCGTTTACCTAGATGGGTTCAACACTCTCGGGATATATAGCCCAATCACAGATAAAGAACCAACCCCATATTGGGAAGCATATGAACTAGAAGATGGTGAAACGTTTAGATGTGCCATGGATGAGACTGATATACTTATCAATGCTATGAAAGACGAATTTAAAAGAAGAAGGAACAAAGATGGACAATAAAGACATGATCTTAATACTTGATGCTATCGCTAAGCTAGCAAAACAAGTAGCAAATTTAGAGCCTAAACAGGAAAAGAGGGTTGTGCCACCTCATAGGTCAGAACAAGTAAAAGAGTTGTTTACAGCGCTTGCTAAAGCACAAAATGAGTTTAAACCAGCAGGTCTTACCAAAGAGAATCCATACTTTAAATCAAGGTATGCTGACCTTGCAGAAATGATCAGAGCATCAAGACCAGCTTTAAGTAAAAACGGACTATCCGTATCTCAAAAGATTATACAAGACGAGGATGGTGCCAATATACTCTTAACACTATTACAACACAGCTCCGGACAATGGACAGAGTCTAGAATGAGAGTGTTGCCTCCAAAGGCTGATATACAGTCGTTTGGTAGCTATGTTACATACCTAAAGCGCTATGCTTATGGCGCTCTTGTTGGTATCGTAGCCTCTGACGAGGATGATGACGGAGAAGCAGCTGTGCATGAATATCGAGAAGACTTTAACAAGGGAACCGGATTAAATCACAAGTATAATCCAAAGAAGCAGTCATATGAGACCATTACCAAAGAACAGCTAGAAGAGCTACGCTATGAGCTAGCATCACACACAGATTTAGCAGAAGAAATATTAGAGAAAATGAAAATTCAAACTCTTGCGGATATGCCAAAAAGTAAGTTTATGGCATCAGCTAAACGCATAAGAGAAATAGTTAAAGCCAGAGATGGCAAATAAGCTCCATACGTGGAGGCTCCTATATGGTTAAAGGAGCACTGCTTACTGAGGGGACTTCGGTCCCCTCTTTTAATTTATAGATAAGCTAACAAGAACCCTGTAAACCAGGTTTTTATCGTGTTTCCTGAGCCAGACAAAATATCAACACGGTTAAAGCCTCCAGAGGCGGTAAAGTTAAACTCTGCCGTATCGCCTATCTCCAGCCTTTGAGTAGTGTTTGTTATTGCAGTTACCTCTCTGTTAGGCCCAGTACTAATATTAAATAAGTTTACATTAACAGAAGCATTGTCTTGCGCATATATTCCAGTACATATAATACGAGAATCAGTGTTATCTCCAATTATCTCATGCAACCACACCTGACAAAGAAAACAATATATTCCGTCAGCAGGGGCAACAAATTTTCCCGTAAGCGTGTCTACGTCTCCATTAAGATCCCATAGCGTTGCGTCAAAAGGAATTGTATACTGGACCCCGCCCCCCGTTACATTTGGAAGGTTAGCCGTTAAGTAGGCTTTAAAATTTGAGAATGCAGTCGGCGCGCCCCCTCCTGTCGACGCTATTTCTATCTGATTAGCAATATTAGTAATGGTTACATCGGCACCCTCAGTCAGATTTGCCCAGGCTGGTGAAGCCGCTGTTGCACCTATTATAAGCTCACCGTCATCCCCTTTTGAAGCGGAAAACAGACCTGTGGAGTCACTAAACACCACACCTTCGCCCGGGTCATCCATGTCTATAGTGACACTATTACCCGAAGCTGAAGTTGTTATGTTTCGACCCCCAAAAACATTAAGATCTCCACCCACAGCTACTGCAGCTCCAGAGTCTGTGATAACCTGATCTATATCTAATACTATACCTGTTACAGTTACTGTGTTTCCAGCAGCAGAAGTTCCCCCTCCTACTCCTCCCAGCATGTTTATTACGCCAAGAGCCGGGGTTGCTACGCCTGAGTCTGTTTGATATGTATCAGCTACAGAGTCAGGATCAAAGTTTACTGTAACGATATTGCTCGCGCCTGTAGTTGCCGCGTCTTGTCCCCCTAATACTTGAAGTACGCCACCTGCTGGTGTAGCATTTCCAGCGTCAGTTTCAAAGGTTTCAGCTATGGTTCCGGAAGATATATCAACTGTTAGGGTGTTAAGTGTTCCAGTGGTAGTTATACCTGGTCCCCCAACAATATTAACGTTAAACGCCCCATCTGAAACTACTAAGATTCCAACATCAGGGGTAATGCTCACTACTTCAGGCGTCGTCACCTTGACCCATGTCGCTACGTTATTATTTTTATGAATTAAAACATAGAGCCTACCATCAGGAGGTGCCGACCTATCTAGCCAGCGATCACCTATGTTATATCCTCTATAGTCATCAATGGTGGGAGGCCTATCCATAGACAGCACGTTATATGTTGCAATAGGCTCAACGCCCATATATGCAAATGGATGCAAGCCAGTTCGTTTATTAGTCTTTTTTTCAGCCATGCCACCTCCTACGGTAATGTAGCTAGCAAGAAGCCGCCAAACCAGGTACGAATATCTCCTACGCCACCCGTTGCAATTATATCAACGTTCTTTGATCCACCAGAAATCTCTAGAGTTAGCTCAGCCGTATCTCCTGCGTCAAGTCTCGTTGTAGTAGAGATAACAAATGTATACTGATCAATGTTATCAACAATTGGAGTGGGGTCGAAGTTGTTTTGCGCATTTGTCTGGTTGTATGTTCCTGTTATTTGCACCTTTGTTTGAGCTGTATCGTGTCCAAGATCTGTATCCTCACAGAGAATGTTGGCTATAAAGCAATATACCCCCTTAGCGGCTGCAGTAAATTTCCCCGTTGTCGTATCAAACTCTCCAGCAACATCAAAAAACTCTTGATCGAATGGTATGGAGTACACGGTTCCGTCACCCGTTACATTAAACACAGAAGCATTTAGATACGCTTTAAAGTTAGATGTAGCAGTTGGTGCAATACCAGAAGCAGATATTTGTATAGAGTTAGGGCCATTAACAATCGTAACACCTGGACCAGCAGTCAAGGTGTTCCAGGCTGGTGTACCCCCGGTCGCTCCAATTAGGAGCTCTCCGTCGTCACCCTTTGAAGCCGAAAATATTCCAGCTGCACTACTTTGAACTACACCTTCACCAGGATCATCAGTATCCACTGTGATAGTATTACCAACAGCCGAGGTCCCTATATTCCGACCCCCTAGGAGGTTTATAACCCCTGCAACAGGAATAGCGGTTCCTGCGTCCGTTATAATTCTTTCGATAGCAGCATCAGCAGATATAGTTACGGTATTTCCCAATCCTGTTGTGGTAACCCCAGCACCTCCTAAAACGTTTATTGTGCCTGCGACAGGTGTAGCACTTCCCACATCAGCGACATAAGTATCCGCTATGGTATCAGGTACAACGTTGATCGTTACAATATTGCCTGCACCAGTGGTTCCCATATTGGTTCCCCCCAACACTTTCAATATCCCAAGAGCTGGCTGAGCGTTTCCTGCATCTGTTTGATACGTATCAGCAATAGTGTCTAACGCGATATTAATGGTTAATGTATTTGCCGTTCCTACTGTCTGCAAATTGGTTCCACCAAGCACATTAACGTTTCCAACTCCGTCAGGAAGAACAAGAATACCAGCGTCAGGAGTGATAGTTTCGATACCATCTCCAGACCCTATCTGTATCCATGTAGCAATTGCATCATCTTTTTTAACCAACGTCCAAAGCTTCCCATTAACTCCACCAGATCGATCTAGCCAAATAGTTCCAATATTGTATCCAGCATAATCATTGGTAGTTGGTTCTCTTTGTGCCGAAAAGAATAATGATGGAGCAGTCGGCTCTACTCCCATATAGGCTAACGGATTAAGTCCAGTTAACCTTGAATCTTTCCTGTTAGCCATGTGTGCCCCTTATTAAGACAAGTTTTCTTCTGCTTCATCTTTTTTTGTTTGTGCATCTTTATAATTAGATTGCTCAAACACCAGCTCTGCATACTCATCTTTATCCGTTGGAATAGATGTTACACCATTATCAGCTAGCTTTGTATCCCACTCTTCTTTTAACCTTTTAAAACACTGACGATATTTGTGGTCTATAATGTAAAACAACCTGCGCTTCATGTCCTCATCAAATATTCCTGAAGGTATGTCATTCTTAATCACCTTTTTTTGGGTATCAGTAAGTTCAAACAATTTTACATCATCTACTTTTACTATCATTTCTGTTCCTTTCTTTAACAAACTAAGGCGCAAAAAAACCCACCCCGTGGGTCTGTTATAGCGCCTATAACATCTACAACTTTTGTTGAATTCGAAACCGTTACGGTACAAGTCACCGTATCTGACGCATCAAGATCCGCAAGAACATTAACACTCCCAACATTAACCTGGCCAGAAGTTCCACCAACCCTTGCGATACCATAATTCAGCATCCACGATCTATATGTTCTATTGGAAGTGATTATTTTTAAAAAACCATCAGTATGACTAGAGGTAACACCACCAAACAATACTCCAAATCTTATGCGGTACCGGCCCCCTATGGGGGCTGTGAACGTAGTTCCAGATAAGTCACCACCCTGATCAAATATCTCATTAGCCCAGTTCAGCGTATATTCCGTAGAGTCTCCCGTTACATTGCTATTGTTGCTAATAGCTGCTGCTACAGCGGGTGTTAGGGGATACCTAACCTCGCCTTCAGCGGTAATTGTTAGGCAATCATTGGTGCCAAGAGTTCCACCTTGGGAGACCTTAAAAGCGTCGTCATCTGTATCGTCGACACCTATGATAAACTCAGCTGTTCCATTAATACTATATTGGGTAAATGAATCACCCGAGCTTCCTGGGTCAGTGACCAAGAACTCCGTTGCATTATTTATGCTATTTTTCGTTGCCATAATCTACCCCTAACATTGCAAGCTACCTGAGAACCAATTATATGGGTCTGTAGCGCCGTTTGTTATGATATCTATGGATTTGGTCGAGTTACCAACTTGGATATCTAAAAAAGCGGTATCTGACGCGTCCATGTCAGCCATAATAGAAAACGAAGTAGCAACCTGGGTGCTCGCATTATCCATAGCAGCCCAACTGAACTGGTTATTAATATAATTTCTATTGCTTGTTTGCAGCCTAACAAAGCCGCCCGTATGCCCACTTACTACACCTTCAACGGTTAGGCCAAATTCGAACATATACCGGCCTGTGATCGGGGCCGTAAACGTTGTGCTACCATTGAAATCGTTATTCTGGTCAAAGATTTCAGAATCATAGGTCAACCCGTACACCGTGTTGTCACCTGTTACTCCTGATTTTTGCGATGTTACAACTGCTAAAAATGCTGGTGTAAGTGGCATTGTAACTTCTCCAGCGGCGGTAATCACTAGGCAATCATTGGTGCCTAAGGCCGAGCCCTGAGAAATCTTAAAACTATCGCCAGCATCATCATCCACACCAATACGAAATTCTGAGGTTCCATTGATGGAATATTGTGTAAATGCATCACCTGAGCTCCCGGGATCAATGGTTAAGTCTTGAGTCTTATTATTAATACTATTTTTTGTCGCCATACTATCTCCTAAACAATCGTTATATTCCCTTTGGAACTAATCACTGTCCATGTGGTATCAGCTGTAGTACATAATAACTCAACCGCGTCGTAATCGTCTGTTGACGCTAGAGAGCCGCCTGTTCCAGTTGTAGTCGAACTGTCTTCATCCCATATAATGCTTTCGCCAGCATTCTGGCCAACCTTCCAACCACCTGCGCCTTTACCACAAATTCTTATAACTGAGCCTAGCGCTGCTGTATCTGGAAGCGTCACTGTAACTAGTCCTGCATTATTAGTTATATAACCATTGTCTACAGATGCTGCCTGAGATGTTCCAGTAACTTCACTCCAAGTTATTCCACCACCACCTCCACCAGATGCATTGATCGTGACAGTTGAACCAGAGCCTGAGGTAGTCACATTTGTGCCTCCCGCAAAGGTTATAGTTCCTCCACTGGCTGTCGCATTTCCTGAGTCTGTTGTATAGGTAGTAGCAACCTCATCAAAATCTATATCTCGATCATCTACAGTCCACGTTCTTACTGTAGAAGTTGTTATTGGGGAACATTCAAACGCTAACTCTTTTGTATTGTCGCCATCATCCAAAATTCTAAATACATCATCTGTAAATTCTGAGCTCGAGTTGACTGTAATACTTCCAGCGCCGTTCGTTATATTTATATTGGTTCCCGCGGTCAATGTAGAGACCACAGGGTCGACACCAGTTGATCCGATAACGAGCTCTCCATCGAGCATTTCAGTGGGCGGTACCCATACCTTTGAAGTTGCGCCACCCGTAACAGTTCTTGTTCCAATTATCTCATTGCAGAATAAGCGCAGGATAGATGATGCGCCGGCTATATTATAAGCAGTGTCTGTGTCAATTAGTGATACATTAATATCAACAGTTCCACTTATGATTGCAATTGCAGTACCAACTCCAGCGTCTATATCAACTATATGATCGACACGACCAACTATTGAACCAGCATTTATTCTTCCAACTCCAACACCACTTCCAGTTATATATATATCGCCACCCGTAAGGTGCATATGAGACACGGCTGTTGATAAATCTCCAAAGCCTATTCCGTTTTCAACAAATATTTGTTTCCATATAATATTTATAAATCCTGCTGTTGCAAGAGCGCCAACGCCTGTCCCTGTGCAAACAATAGTTTTAATGCTAGCGTTACAATAACCGGTTCCGGTTGTTTTTGAAACACCAATTACTCCAGTAGCAACATTCAAAAATCCTATATTAATACAGGTGTCATCGTTTGCAACTATTGAGCCAGTTATTGTTATATTTGGTGCATTTAAATCAACATATTGAGGAAGCGTAATATTTTCTGTATATATACCGTCATCAAATCCTACAACGGCTATTCTATTTGCTGCACCCGGAGTTAGTGCTGAGGCTGCTGTAATTGCTGCGCCAATGGTTAGCTTTGCCTTCTCTATGGTAAACCCATCGTTGCCATCATTACCATGCTTGCCAAAATAGATAATCTGGTCCTGATCAACAATGTTATCGTTTGTGATCGTAATAGTAGATCCCGCTCCCGATGTACTTATTCCCGTACCACCGACTATATTTAAAACTCCAAGTGCAGGAGTAGCAGTACCAACATCCCCGTCAAATGAAACAGCTACAGAACCAGCAACATTAAGATCGAGGGAATTCGCTCCTGGGGTGAAAGTTATAAATCCTCCAGATGAGGTCAGTGAGGCGAATGCCGGTACACCCGCTGTTGCAGCTATTACCAATTGTCCATCGGTCCCAGCTCCAGTCCAACCAAATGCAGAAGCCGTTCCAGCGCCATAGGGTATCCCATTGGTAGTCTGAACTCCAAGCTTAGCGGTTAAACCACTAGGTACAATTGCGCGTGTTGTATCAGCTCCGGCTATGGTCTCAGCGTTAGTCGCCAGTTCTACCACGCCAACAGCCGAGGTCGTCGCATCTGATATAGAAATAGTTAAAGTAAAGGCCCCTGGATTACCTGTGACTAGGATTGGTCCAGAACCAACAATGTTTATATTGGCTACGCCGTCTGGTCCAACTGCACCACCTACGTCACCAGTTATGGTTCCGACAGCACCGATGGACCCTGCGTTTATAAATTTTCCTAACTGTGACATAGTTATCTCCTAATCGGCACCATGAAATGCAGTTACATATACGGCACCCTGAGTAGGAGCGCTAATTTGCTTCACGTATATACGAGCTCCTTCTGGTACATAAAAACCATGCTCTATCGATTTATTTGCTGTTATATCAAGAAGTAAAAAACCCTCTCGAGGAAGAGGCAAATGGTCGCTTATACCATCAAAGGAGAACATCAGTGTGGCGTCAGTTATATTTTGAATTACTAAAATTCTTATTGGATGATCAAATGCGGTGCCAATCCCCATATAGGTGGCACCAATCGATCCATGAGCCAGCGTTCTAGCCGGCTCAGGAACTAAACGAATTGCTTGTGCAGGCATTCCTATTCCTTTTTGTTTTCTTTTTCAGCTTCTTTCTTCTCTTCTGAGCCAGGACTTAAGTCAATGTCAATTCCTGTCTCCCTTTCTATTACTGCTTCAGCTAACTCTTCTATCTTATTGTCTTGCTTCAATTTAAACACAATAGTAGAACTTACACCTACAACGATAGACCCAACGATAAGAACAATACTCCACACTGACATACATTCCCCTTTGAATTTAATTAGTTACTCTGAACTTCCTTTGCGCTAGGCTGCTTGTCGTCGTCTGTCTTTATTTCAACTTCTCGAGTCGCTCTTTCTTGAGCTTCTTTAGACATTTCAACAATTTTTCCAAGCATTTCATGGCACGCATCGTAAGCTTCACCGTAAGGCGCACCAAATGGCATTGTGAATTCATAGTTGCGCTCGTTTTTTTCAATAACGAATTTCAACATTCCTATTTGTTCCATGGTTCTCCTTTGCGGGATTTAATCCCTCTATTAGATTAAAAAGTTACTTCGTTCATATAATATCAAGTCGAACTGTAGCAATCCATGCAAAAATGCCCCATCAATATAGACGGGGCACACAACAGATATTTAAAGATGAGATTAAGCGGCAATTATCCAGAAAGTGAGTATGATGTCACCGTTCACAGCAGCAGCACCATTGTTCTTACATGTTACCTCGAAAGATCCCGCTTTTGGCTCAACTCTTTGGATTGTTAGTTGCGCATCGTTAGTTCCCAGTGTAGAAACGGAACAAAAAACTGAAGACGCAACAGTACAAACGCTATTAGTTACAGTCAACGTTACTGACCCACCTGCCGCCGTAGTATCACCGGTGAAAGTACCCGATCCAACGTTAGCGTTAATAGTTACAGTTGTAGCAGCTTGACTATCAGTTGCTGGAACCATATCTACAATACCCGCAGCTGAAAGAGTTATACCAGCCGTACCCGCTTGTAATAGAAGATCTGTGGCACCAGTAGCGTTTCCTAAAATTATATTTTTAGCAGCTGTATCAGCGCCAAGACTGATCGTCCCAGTGCCTGTTTCTAAGGTAAAGGCACCGTTAACTCCAACAGCAGAAAAACCACCTGTTCCCCAATCCATATCAATTCCGCCTGCCGCATCAGAAGCTAAAATATTGATAGCATCTGCAGAAGCAAAAGCAGATTCGACTGTTACACCACCGTCATCTGAGTGGACGTAAATAGAAGCAGGATCAGTTCCTTGGTCTGCATAAATTTCTATAGTCTCGGTTGTGCCGGCGTCGGTATGCAGGTAAATTGCCTGTGCGACGTCATCGTCAGCCGTTATTGTGCAAGTTCCAGAAGACATTGTAAGGCTGTCGCCCGCGGTAATAGCACCAGTAGAAGTAATTGTTCCACCAGCGGTTATATTTCCAGAAGCTGTTATGTTCGTAAACGAGCCAGCTCCACCACCTGCACCTATCCATGAGGCAGCATTAGCAACTATGGACGTTAATATATAAATATCATCGTTTGGTTGGTCTATCCATATTGAACCAATCTCACGCTTATCGCGTGTATTTGGTGCTCTTTGAGAAATAATAGGGATTGGAGGCAACTCTAAAAGATTGTCTCCCATACCGTAAACTAAGTTACGTTTTTGATTCCTAGGCATACTCAATCTCCTATACGTAGGTTAATTTTCATATCGACAACATTACATCGCTTCTAACGCTATCAATCAATGAATTGAAAAACTTTTGTGTACACAGAAATCTAAAAATGCTTTAATTAAAGAAAAAGAGCGTAAGGAGCATCTCATGGCGAGAAAAGGAAGAAGGCGCCTGTCTATGGACGTGCCAACTAAAATTCATGATGAAATAAGATGTTATGCAAAAGCGCGTAATATTACCATAACGAAATGGGTACTACGCGCTTTATATGCTAAGTTATTGCTTGAGCGTGGATCAAACTAGACCCAGGGAAATATATGCTTTAAAAATGGTCTTGCGTTTTCTAAGCCTAGAAGCGTCTCTGGTGCTTTCCCTTGTGGAGCTTCTTTCTGTCCGGGAGTTGCTATCTGATCAAAGGCTTTTTCTAGATCTTTTCCTAGTCCAACCTTCTCTTTCTTCTGAACGGCCATATTCTTCTTGACCTCATCATTAACACCCTTAATCTGACTTTCAAGCTTTTTCAAGTATGGCTCCATATTTTGAAATAGTTTACCCTTAAAGTTCTTAGGTATTTCACCGTTATTCTTCTCTATCATGTCGTTAGCTATTCTGTTTTTTATAATAGGAATCTCGTTCATGAGCTGATTTGTTTTGATAACTCGAGCTCTCCCTTCGGGGCTTTGCATTAAGTTAGGTATAGTTGAAAGATACAGCTGAACTTCAGCCTGAGTAATTCTACTAGTACCAAGCGTTTCTTTAACGTTCTTGATAAAATCTTTACTTAATTTCTTCATAGCTTGAGCGTCCGCTGTCTGCAGGCTGGTCAAGTTAACACCAAGTCCAAACAAACCGTGTTCTAGAGCGTCTACAAAAATATTGAACGCGTTACTTCCCAAGTCGCCCTCATTATTAATTTCCTCCATCTCTGCAAACCGCGCCTTATCCATAAGCGCTGCTTCAGCTTTACTTCTAATTTTATCAAGAGCAGGTTCGTTCTTCTTGTCTATTTTCTCTTGCTCTAAGCGCTTTTCTTTTCTGTCTTGAGCAGAAAGATTGGCCATGTGCTTTTCTTTCTGTAGATCGTGTTTTTGTTGCGCTAGGTCCTGTTGCCTCTCAAACCTACGCTCTGCGTTCTTCTCACGCTGCTCATTAACCACTAATTTTGTTAACATAGCTTCTTTGTTTGATATTTCGTTAGCAAGCCTGTCAAAATATTTAGCACCCACATTAGGAAGCGCTGTCTTCATTTGAGCTATCTCACGACGAAGCTTATCTGCCATAGTAAACTTTTGTGCCGGTTTCTTTGGAATAACTCGAGGTTTTTGTGGTGCTGGAGCTACTCCTGCAGGTTCTGCAGGCGCAACTGCTTGTTGAGCTAGCTGCTCAGGTGGAACAGGTTGCTCAAGTTGAGGTTGCGCTGGTTGCATAGGAGCTTGAGTTTGTTCTGGTTCGGCAATACCTGGAAGGCCCTCCTGTCCAAACCTAGCTTGTTGATAAGCCTGACGACCTGGAGCATCAAAATCTTGCTGCAATAAGGCACCCAAAACCTTAGGATCGTCCTTACCTAATTGCGCATAAAGAGCCGCTTTCTCAGGTGAGACAAGTGGCTTGAGTGACTCTTCTAACGATTTAACCTTTTGTTCGTCTTGTAAGCGCTTCAGTTTCATATCTATAAGGCTTGAGATTCCGCCGGCTAGGCCGCTTCCCATGCCAGCTCCTAATGCGGAGCCAAACGTTTGCTGCTGAGGCAGTTGTATTAAAGCCATTTCTTTTCCTTTATTAGCTAAACAGTCCTAACTTTTGACCTAACCATTGAGTTCCCAATTGCATTCCAGCCTGCCCTAATCCAGGAGCCATAGACTGCATGAATGAAGGAGCTTGAGGTTGTACAACCTGATGATATGGAGAGGCTACGCCACCAGTCAACAATCCAGCCAACATTGCAGTTCTCTGTGCTGCAGGAGCTCGCTCTGCCAGTGAGTGCTGTAGAGCAAACTGCCCCTCTCTTAGCTTTTGGCCTCGAGATTGAAGTCCAAGCTGCCCCAGTTGACCTGCTAGTTGTCCGCGCTGCAAGCCATATTGGGCCCTCTGCAAATCGTATTGAGGTTGCAATTGCGCTTGAAGAGCAGCTAAACCAGTATCCAAGCCCTCTGCCGCTTTAGCTTTTTGTCTTTCAAATGCGCCGCTTCTTTGTCCACCACCGGTAATAGAAGTAAATCTTTCTGCTAGCGTTGGGATCGTTTCCCTTTGAAATCTCTGCTGAGCTTGCGCAGCTATTGGGCCGAAATCAAGCGTAGAAAGATCTGCCTCTGGAGGCATACCTGGTGTTTCTGCTTGAGGTCCAAAAACTTCATGCTGCTTTTGCATAGTTTCTTGTAATTCTGGAAATGCTTCAGGCTCAGCCATAAGCTCTTCTAATATTTGAGGAAGCCTTTGATTTAACATCCTTTCCATTGCAGGATCATATCTAGATACCTGTGTTACGTTAGGACCTCCCCCACGGCCTCCACTTCTACCTCTTCCCCTTCTACCTCTTCTTCCTCCACCAAAAACCTTATCATAAAGCCAACCTCCAACCTTACCAACACCAAAAGCCGCTATAGCGCCCCCTAGAAGTGATCCTAAAGCCATAATACTTCCCTTAATTTATAATTATCAAGCAATACCACCTTTATAGTATAATTATTAGCGTGAGATTTTAATCATTACTTAGAGAGGATGTAGTATGGCTATAGATACCAGACAAGGCCTGTTTGTGCCTTTAACTGAAGTATTTGAAATAGAGAACTTAGACCAGATAGATATCAACAGTCCAGAGTTTAGAGATTTTTTAGTTAGATTAAGACAGATCTTTAACAACCACGCCATGGCGTTAAATCTAAAGAAAACAGGTATATATACCAAGACAGAGTTTGTTGATGGCGAAGTTTGGTTTCCGGATCCTAACTTATCGAGCCAAACGTCGCGCAAACCAACAGAGCGACAAAAGGTTAGTATAGTAATTGAGTGTGGTGCACTACCAAACGCTACAACAAAAACAATACCCCATGGAATTACCTTTCCCACACCAGATACATATACAGCAATAAAAATAACTGGAGCAGCATCAGACTATACAAACAAAGTAAAAATTCCTCTTCCATACGCCTCTCCAACATTGGCTAACAATATAGAGATAAATATAGATGACACTAACGTAAATATAACCACAGGTATAGACAGAACTTCTTTTACAGAGTCACACGTTGTGTTTGAGTTTATAAAAGAGTAAAATGTTCTCAGTATATTTAGTCATTATAGCTCATTTCATTATGGCTTCTCATTATGGCTTCATAACTAACTCCTTTTTTCGCCGTGTTGATTTACACACATCAGCACGGTGTTTTATTTAGAGTTCTTGAGTAGGAGAAGCGTGAAACAATATGCCATGAATCTCAAAGCCAACAAATGGAATATTAATATCCCTCATTTGCTCGTCAGTCCAAAATAGTCTCAACTGTATTGATTCGCCCTGAGCCTGTAGATAAACTGCATGCCAAAAGCGCTTTTGAACATCTTCAAGATCGTTATATGGGTCCATCTCGAGTATAGACGAGCCCAAGATCGAATCATTGTCGATCCCGCTTTGTCTCAAAGACAACTGAGAGGCAGATACAAGATAGTCAACAGTAAGCGCGCCATTATCGTTCTTATCAACAAGAAAGTCCGTCTTTTCTATGTTTGTAGCATTACCCTGTCGTGAATAAAAATTAAAGCGCTTCGAATATATATCTACCTTACTTACCAAAATTATACCAGCGCCACCAGTATAAGGGCCCGTAAACGTCGGAGGGCGATCGATCGTAAATGTATCAGCAGTTTGTACATTAACTTTATAATTACCAACTTCTAACTCAGGACAGCCATTTACATTAACAAAGCTAATCCAATCTCCTGAAGAAAGATTGTGCGCAATTACTTTAACGGTTATAACTCCTGATGATTCTGTAATATCAGTAACTGGCTTAGAGATAGCGTTAAATTCAAACTCTCTGTGCATTAAAAAGGTATATCCATGTTGGTTGCCAGCAATAACAAACCTAAACTTAGACTCCATGGTGCCATCATTCCACTGATCGTCGTTTTGTTCCCACTCTTGATCCATCTCAGACCAGGTAAGATCATCCGATATCTGGTGATAACCAAAAGCAGTAACATGATCATCAAAGAACGCCCATGTGTTCTCTTGATAGTTAAATACCAAAAGCTTATTAGGAAACGATTGATAGCTGTGCTCATACGGCATTGTCCAGTAGACCATCTCATTATAATAATCACGAATACCATGCACCCTAAAGACACCATCATCGTCGTTATGTATCTCAAACACCTCATCCGGAATCTTTGTATCGATACGCTCTACGTTTGCACCTGTGCATGCATGGATGCCGGTCTGACCGACACCCAGCACAGCTTTATCAAAAGGAACAACCGAAAAGGTAGATTCGCAACCTAAGGTAGAATTTATTTCCTGCCATCTGAAGGGATAAATTTGGTTACCCGTATATACAAGCTCATACGTGCTTCTTTCGAAGAAGACGATCAACCTATTTTTAATTTTTTGACAGCTTACTATAGCTTCTCTTGTAGGAGCATCTAAAAAGCTACCCTCTCCATCGATATCTTCCCTATATGAGTCTGCGGCGATTGGACTGCCGACGCGTGAATATCTACATCGATTTACATAGGTGAAGTTGTTTCCACTTTCATCACGCTCAACTGTATTTAACAGTAGCAATCTGTTTTGGAACGGTATAATTAATCGAGCTGTTTCTATAGTATTTAGCGCATTAGATGCATACTGAGGTTGCCACCTGGTCCAGCTAGTGCCATCATAATAGCGAAGATTGTCTGTAGCACTATAATTAGTTGAGAATAAAATATATGTGTAATCGTCGGTTCCTATCCAGTTTGTACTCCAAAAAAAGTCACTGTTAGTTCCGGTCCATATATCGGCTGCGGGAGTAGCTATGCTATTCCCTATGCGTTCCCACCCTGTTGAGAGAAGCTTATAAGAAAATCTTGTATCAAATCCATACGTATCTTCGTTATTTATATCTTGTTTTTCATAATTAGTTAGACCCATAACCGGTAATGCAGGATAAAAATAAAAGTCTTGGCCAGTTGCAGCGCCTTGAATATTATACGCGCCTGTTGCAGCGTTAAACGTATGAACTGTAGCGGTTCCAGTGCTAAGCATGTCTTGCGCACCTGCAGCATCGCTGACTACAGTAAAAACATCGTCTCCAGCTGTAAACATTTGGCCTATTGCACCAAGGCCCGCTGCACCTAGCGGTATAGTTCCAGATATGTTTCCAGTGATTGCATCCGTTGTGCCAAGCTTCATGCGTAATCTAGAAGATTGAGAAGCAGCATCAAAGAACTGGCCTGTATTAATCGAGCCAACTCTGTTTTTTACTCTTCCCCGAAAAATATACGCATTATTCAACTCTTCGAAAGCTGTCTCTGGTATTAACCACGGTTTAATATCTCTACGCATACCCTCATTTATAGGGGCTATAAGAAACTTGTCAAAAGCCATTTACGCTCCTATGACTAGATACTCAAATGTTACTGCTGCTGATCCAGTTGTTGATCTTGGTGACGCATACACATCAAACTGAGCTGGATTCGAAAAATCTACTACTCTTACCGCAAGATCTGCATCAGTCGCGCCGGCTGCCTTTACAGTAAGCTGCACTGAAAATATATTTGTAAAAACTGGAATGCTTGCACCAACTGGTAATACTACAGTCTGCGCGCCAGTATTAGTAGAGGCGCCCCATTTTAAAATTATTCCAGAAGGGAGAATAGTCCATCCGGGTGTAGCATCTAAACTGGCTGTAAACTCTATTTCATCGCCATTATTTTCTTTTCGTGTAAAAAGCTCTGCAACACTGGTTAATGTTGACAGTTTAGAGTATATTGCTCGCTCATCTACTGCTACTGTGGGGGCTCCCACCTGTTCCGGAAATGAAACATATTTATGCTTTCCCTCATTAGCTGTGTCGAATGCATAATGATTTTCGTCAAAACCCGTCTTAATAGTTTGGAAATTCTGCAAAAGATCATTTTGAGAGTCCTTTATCTTATCCGTAGACTGCGGAACATTTTGTTGATACGCCATTTCATTCCTCTTTATTTATCTTTGGTTCCACCAAGACGAGCTATTTTGTGTATCAAAACTATCTGTATATATAGTGTGCACACGCTCATTTGACTGCTGAACCAGTGTTTTCCTCAATACTAACCGCTCCTGCTGCTTAAACTCTGGCATTATTTGCATAACACTCTCGGTGTCCATTCTATCTTGAAACACTTTAAGAGCTGCTCCATATGCTATATACTGCCACCATTGCTCGAGCTCAGGTGAGTTACCAGACTGTAACAGCGCTGTGGGTCTTTTATAAACCTCCATATCTATCCTATAAGCCTGATCTGGAATTGGCCTTACATAAAATTTGTTATCAAAAAACAAAAGCGCCTGCGGCACCGATGCTTCATACGGAACGTAATGTACATCAACATCTTCGCCAGCGCCTGGAGCAGTATTAAAGTTTACTGTATACGCACCGGTAACATAATTTATAATTCCTGTACCATTACCTTCTAGAACAGCTGTAGCATCGAGCGCTCCTTCAGGGTCATGAACCTCTAGAGAGCTATAGTCAGCCGCTATACTACTAAATAGAACGTTGCTTCTTAACACAGGTGAATTGGTAAGCGTTCCGGTAAACTGCATCGTTACTCCATCACCAGTGCCAATGGTTTCCCTTGTATTGATTCGTGGATATATACCATAAAACTGATCTCTGTCTTGGTATAAAGGAACCCTATTGCCGTCTATAAATACCGGTTCGTGAACAGATATATATTTGTTTTGAAAGTCAGCTAGCTCATCAGCCGGATTGTCGCTCGTATATTCATCGATAAAAGGCTCTGTATAGAACGTAAAAACCTTCCTGAGAGAAAATAGTCTCAAGTGTTCTGGGAAATCATACAATATAAACGTATTTACATACTCATCTATATTATCATTAGTTAGCTGCGCCTCTGATGGACTTCTAGTTAGCCTCCTCACCTTTAGGCGAATAGCATTGAGATCTGATGCCATAAATCTTCCTACCTTTAAAGTTTAAAAATATCAATTACCTAACGTATTTTGAGTAGCGCTTCCTAAATTGGCCGCTATTTGTCCTACAGGTGTAATGGATGCATAACTATTCACGTACCACGGAACTGGCGAAGGTACCACAAATGTATTGAAGCTAGAAGTATCTAGATCAATGGTAAATGTAGTTGTTCCGGTTACCGTTATTGTTCCAACAAGCTTATCTGCCTCACGCATACCAAACCATTTTGGTATATTTAGGCGCACAATATCACCAGTTGCGTAGTCGTGATCAAAAGTTGTTGTAATCTCAGCCGGATTATCATTTGTTATGGCCTTAATTAATCTCATAGCTCGCTGAAATGTCGGATCTTCTATAGCCTGAAATCTTGCCATACAACTCCTTATCTAGCTTTTCTAAAAATCTTATCGTCTTTTACTTCATCGACTATAACAATCTCACTGTTTCCTGCAGAAAGATCATCAACATCCATAAACTCAAGACTTTCAAATCCAAAACGATTTACTTTTTGACCAACTCTCATTGATACACTGCCAGACTCATCCTTTGCATACCTATGCACCGGATACGAACCGTTATTTGTTAAGTGTTTTGCGACACCTAGCGGTATCGTATAAATTTGGCCATCGATCATATCAAATCTTTCTATAGGGTCGCCTTTGTACTTTCTATAATTAAAGCTCATCGACCCACCAGGAACCTCATAAAAACGGAATATTCCTTTTACCATCTGCCTGTCTTTATCTCTTTGATACTTAAGGCTTTCTTTTAACTTCTTACTTTTGTCGGTAGTTCTGCCGACCATCTTAACATCTGTTGTTTTGCTAACCATTATTTTCCTCTTTAACAACGGGGCACCCGGAGGCGCCCCTCATATCTATAACTATTGGTTATCTACACTGAAAGACTTACCAGCTATCCAGTAGATCACATCGTTCAAGACACCTGCAGGAGCGTCTACACCTGCTCCTAGGCTCATTCTGATAACAGCAGTGTTTCTTGTTGCGTCATCAAGAGTGATACCAGCAGAAGATGTTCCATCTTCACCAACAGGAATTACTTGTGCGTGTGTGAAAGGCACAGCTCCTGTAACTGGGAATGCGAACGGAGTGAATGTCGAAGAGTCGATATCTACAGTGATCGAGTTCAACGTAGCGTTAGTAGCTGTTATTGTTCCCGTCAATCCGTTAAGCTCTGTCATTCCATACTCTGCAGGAACTTGGAACCTAACTTCTTGGCCTATTGTTAATCCGTGTGTAACAGACATGATAACTGTGGTTGAGGCACCACGAGCTACTACCGTCATGAAACGACGTCTAGGATAGTAAATAGGATCCCATTTTACAGGGTAGAACGAACCAGCTAGTGCACCAGCTACAATTTGAGGAGCAAACGGAAGCCTAAAGCTTGTGTTTGCTACAACAGTGTCAATTGTGAAGTCGACACCACCAAATTGCTGGACACCACCAACGTTTACAAACCGAACTATATCACCGGCAACTAATCCAGCTGTGCTTGTAGCACTTACAATAGGAATAGCCGCGCCAGAGATAGCAGTTACGGTGGCATTAATTGCTTTATCTGGATTTGTAGATGTGTCTTCTAATAAGAACCCGTTAGAGGTTATCAAAAGAGACGTTAACGCGTTTGTGACAGCTGTTTTTTGATATTCTATACCAGTGTCATCTGTCATCCCTTTTTGCCAGTAGAATTCTGCTCCTGTACCAGCACCGACCGCAGTAGTGGTCGTAAGGTTTATAACACGCATCCAGTCAATGTCAGATCTGAAATCAATGAAAGATCTTGTTCCAGTGGACGTAAAACGACCCTGAAATATTGCAGTATTGTCAGCCATATTAATTCCTTTCCATTAAGCGCGGGTTGCACGTAGGTTAATAACCCAAAGATCATTAGTAATCCTTGGAACTTCTGCAAACTTATAACCAACGGATGCATTAAGCGCCAATGGTCCATCATATATAGGTGGTCTATAAATAAATGAAGCACTATACTGATCTTGCTCAATACACGCATACGCTTCCATACCTACGCAGAAGATGTTATAAACATCTGATCCGAGGTTAGATGCATTTGCATTGAAGGAACCAATGGAAGATACCAAGAACCTCAAGTTACCAATAGAACCCCACTCAGTTCTGAGCGCGTTCATTGGTGATGGATATTGGTTCTTGTGAATAAATCCAGCAGTTGCATCAAGATCACCTGTCAATTGCGTAGAAGCAAGCGCGAAGAAAGCGTCGCGTACAGGCGCTGTTCCAAATTTATCCTCGCCCTCTAGGTTGTCCAATATGGTGTATGCATCGTTGTTTAGAAGGGTTCGAACTGTGTCTTGTACGTCTGTGAGGGTTATTTCAGTAGGATTATCTCCGTTTACCCCACCCACACAGTTAATGAAGCCAGCGGTTGCCGCCAACATGTCACGTGTAAGTTGATCTTCAGTTTGACGTAGAGAGACACCAAGACGAGCAGCTGCTTCGTTCAAAACAGGATCTTGGTTTTGCAGTGTTACTTGTTCGTTAAGTTGTACATATGTTCCATAAAAATCGATTCTTGCATCGATATCCACAGCAGTCAATACCTGTGCTGGAGGAGTGACGCCTGTATTGCCAAGTGGAACCATAGCTGTATCAAGCGCATTATAACGCCTCATACGTAAGGTTGTACCACCTTTAGCAGGCATTCTCTTCTTCATTGCAGGTATTTTATGAATCATGGAAGGAACAGGAACTGACAATAGCTTATAACTAAAGCTTTGTTGTACCGGTGCTGGAAGCACGGTTGTAGTTGTGATAGGCATAGTTTCCCCTTACCTAATTTTTTAAAATACTTACATTACTCTTTGGGGAGGCGATTCCCTACAGCCTAAAGTTGGGTGAGCGATGCCCGTACAGCTCGATGGGGTGGCGATTCCCGTACAGCCAATTTTATATTACAACCGTGAATTGTAGACATCAATATAAAAAGTCCCCTGGGAAAAAGTGAAAAACCAGGGGATCCAAAAATAAAAGGAGTAAATATGAATAAATATAAAAAAACGAGAAAATAAGCAGTATTTTATATTCTTGACCTAGCGTCATTCATTTCTTTAATTAATTGTGATTTAAGCTCATCGGTAAGCCCACTAGCGAATGCGTTGGCGCGTGTTAAAGGCCCATCGCCTTGCTGAGGGGATACACTGGTTAATGGCCGCGGCTTTGCAGCGTTTAACTCAGCTTTAGCCCTGTCAGGAGCAAAATTATCCTCTTTATAAACCCCTAATTGCTTAATCATCGTATATGCCGAGACAGCTTGGCTATATAAATCTTTAGAACTTCTAAGTGTGTCTCCCAGTTCTGGGTGATCTCTAACAAGAGCTTCAACATTTTCTTTACTCACCACCTTATCAAAGTCGCTATATTTTTGCTTTAACCTAGTTTCTACAGTAGCGCTAGTAGTAGCTTGCTGGTAGCTCTGCAGCTGCTTCTCTAATTTTTTAATTTTCTTAGCTACCTTACTTAAGTGTTTTCCCTCGACCAATTCAGATTCGCTAACATCTAGATTAAAGTCGTCTTCTGGTTCTGGCGCCGATGCTATAGGGGGCGCCTCAGTTTTATTTTTCATTTGTTGCAACAAAGCATAAGCCTCGTCACGTTCTCTTTCCGCGCGTTCTTTTATTAGCCGCATCTCACGAATATTTCTAGCTTGTAAATCCTCTTCAGTAGGCGCTTGGACCTCTTGATTATCTTGCGGTGCAGCGATATTTCCTGGTTCAACTTCTTGAGGAACCGGTCCGGTTTGGCCTTGTTGATCTTGGACAACATTGTTTAACTCTTCAGTTTCCATACTCTATCCCTTTACTAAAAGCGGAGAATCATCTGCTTCTCCGTTAAGCTTCTTAGCTAGCCGCAATAATGATCCATCTGTGAAATCCATTACATATCCAAGCAAATCTCTTTGCTCTGGCGGTAACTTAAGAGCATCTGTAATCATATAAGAACAAATATCTTTTGCTGGAACCACCCATAAGAATTCTATGAATGGCACATCTCCAACCCTTCTGTTGTATCGGTAAACAGCCTGATCATACTCTGGCGTAGGACATGACTTTCTACCTAGAAAATAGTTTCTAATAACGTTCTGCATGAGACGCTCTTTTTTAGTCGTGACAACTATATAAAAATCGCCGTCAAACTCCTTTTTGGAGCGATCTATACAGATATTCATATTTTTTTCGAAGTCTTTAAGCTGTTCAGCGGCTTGTTCGCTAGCAGAGTGATTATACTCGTGCGAGCTCGCGAGTAGATCAGTACTGAGTTTGCCCACAGTCTGGCGCTTCTTCTCTTCCATCCTTTCTCCCATCGTTGACTTTTCTTGCCTCTTTTATGCTATAATATAATTGATAACCAGCGGAGTAAACACTTGAAGCGGTTTATCAATCAATTAATGGAAGGGGGTTTCCATGAACTACAAACCATTTGCTTTAATATTGTTGTGCACCATGTCATTGCCTATTTCTGCGGGAAGAGGTAGGAAAGTGGTAAAAGAGAAGATGGAAACGCGCGACTATCTACGTGCGGAGTTAAGTAGAAGTAGGAGTCGCAGTCGTTTGCGCAGTCGTGAACGAGAATTAAGTCTTGAACGGGATCGGGAAAGAGCACGGGCTATGAGCAACTGCTTAAGTTTCGGGAAAGTAGTAGCTACTCTAGCTACAGCCATAGTAAAGATTATAATCTCAGTAGCACGATAATCCTTTATTTAGGGGGCTTTTGCGAGCCCCCACCTTTGTTTGGTATAATATAAGCACTATAGAAAAGTGGGAAAAATGGGAAAAATTCCCAAAATTTCAGATATACCAAACATATAAGGAGTAAGATATGTTATTACTAAAGAGTTTATTGTCAATATCGCTATTGGCTCTTAACAATGCCGGAATCTATAATAAAACCAAAAAAAGCGCAATTATACGCCATAGTATAAACGCAATACACGTTGTAGGAATTGTGGTACTCTTAAAAGGTCTCATTTGCTATATTAGGCCAACAAACGACACACCTGAAGATGATGCATCTGGAAGTGTCGCAGTAGAACAAAAAGATCTAATTAAGCGTGAAGAGATTATACAAAGCGAACTAATTCAACCAACGGCTAGCCATATACACATCGAACAACAGTCGATGACACGCATCAGGCAAACTCCGGAGATGGCAAAGCACTAATAGGAGATTCCTAATAGATGATCATGATGGGAGTAGACCCGGGTACAAGGTATGCGGGATATGGAGTATTAAAGACAGAAAAACAAAAAACTTTTCTCGTTGAGTCCGGGTGCTTGGATGTTCACAAAGAAAAGACCCTAGTCAAAAAAATAGGTAGGATTTACGAGTTCATAACCGAAAAGGTTAAGGAGCATAATGCTACTCATTTGGCTATAGAGACTCCTTTTCTATATAGAAATGCCTCTACGTTCCTCAAGTTAGGTTACGTCAGAGGTATTTTGTATTTAATAGCAGATCAAAATGAGTTAGAAATTTCTGAGTTCTCTCCTTCAGAAGTGAAACAGGGAGTAACCGGCTATGGTAAAGCAACCAAGGAACAAGTTGCGAAAGTGGTTCTCCGCCTTTTTCACATAAAAAAGCCACAAAGAGACGATACAACCGATGCTATTGCCATCGCCCTTTGTGGTCTTTGGAGAGTAAAATCTGGTCCCTCGGGCAGGAATTGAACCTGCGACCTCACAGTTATCAGCCGTGTGCTCTGCCAACTGAGCTACCGAGGATCCATTAGTTTTTCTGTAAATCCTGGTGACCCTGAGGGGAATTGAACCCGCTGTTCCTGCCTTGAAAAAGCAGTGTCCTGACCACTAGACGACAGGGCCGGTCCTAATAATTCATCATTAACACCTGCAAGGTCTGAAAGTTCAACATCAACACCTCTAAGTTGTTGGCGTCCTGGATATCCGTCACCTAAAGGCACCGCAACTGTATCAAGTGGTTCATAACGTCTAAAACGCAGCGTTCTGCCACCAATAGCCTCCATGTGCCTCTCTTTAAGTAAAGGAGGTATATTTCGTTCTAATAACTTGTGATCAAAATAACCGTGATTCCACCTGCCTATACAGTCTTCTATACAGCGATCAATATCGTCACGTGTGATTTCTGTTGGTTTATCATCATCTGGATGATACATGATTGGAGTTGCTGTATCGCGCATAATTTTCATTATTTCTTGATCGATTGTCATCTTTTTCTCTTTTATTTTTGGTGCTATTACTCCAGCAAAAAGGGGGCCGAAGCCCCCACGCCGTTACCTAATTTTTCTAGAGCTTACCTAACAAGTCTCGTCTCTTCAGAGTAAAGCTTATCATTTATCTTACTGTTTTTGTTTTTATTTTTGCGCATATTGGCAGGGACGCCAAGTATCTTATACGCTATTCGTTGTGCTTTCCCTTTAGGTCTCGTCATGATAGGCATAGTAGCTCCTAAAACTTTTCAGAATTAATAGGCTTTTTACGTTTCATGTCATCCTTGATTTGACGATCAATACCGGTCATTGTGTCGTTCAAACCTTCAGGCATATTGTAGTACTGCTTTGGGTACTCTCTATACACTACGGATTGAGGCATCATTGCGATTCCTCTGTCGCCTGGAACCATCCCTGCGTCTTGTCTTTCTGCAGCACGTCTTGCGTCCATGCTATCGTAATACTTTGCCATCGTATCTCCTTGGAAACCGCCTACCACTTGGTAGACAAGGTTATGCAACCGCTAACCATAAGAGGTTGTTTATTTTTTAATTCTAAATGCCCATCGAAAAAATATTGATACCTTACTGTAAGCTTTCTCGATAAGCGGCTCAATATATAATTCAATTTGCTCTCTTAATACATAGCTTACAATAGCAGAGCCTACAGATCCAACAACAATACCAGCTTTTCCACGGTTTTGGTGTATCTTGGCTCTAACTGTATGAACTCTGCTAGAAAGACTAGCTTGAGCCATAGTGCCACACAATAATAAAGCACCTAATAATAATCTCTTCATATCTGTTGCCTTTTCGGTTGTGGTCCCACGCCGGATTTCGCCGCTCTTATAGCTTGAGACTCTGTTCCTTGCTTAGCAGCTGTTTGACGCCTCTCGTCCACTATATTCTCAGCTGAAACGACTTGTGATAGCGTAATAAGCTTTTCAAGTTGCGCAAGGTCTACTTCTTCAATCTCTTTCATTGCTCTAACTACATTAAGATCACCAATTGCTCTATCCTTTTGAGCTTCTGCGTATCTCTCTGTAGCAAACGCTTCATTCTCTTCTACTCGACTTGCTCTCTCTAAGCCAAGGCCCTTATCTGCAATAGCTCTGGCTTGAGCCAGTTCGATTTGAGCTTCTTTCTCCCTCATAGCAACTTGTAATTGCATTTGCTCCATCTGAGCTCTTTGTTCAGCAGCAGACTGAACAGCCTGTGTAAGTTCTTTCTTGTTCTGGAGAGTAGACGCTTTAAGAAGCACTTCATCTGGGATCTCAACCCCAGCCTCACGCATCTGTAATAGTTGTGCAAACTGCATCTGCCTTTGCGTGGTAGTGTTTAGCCCCTCCTCTATCGCCGCGTCATATGTTCCAAACGCTTTGTTATAAAATTGGGGTGAAGGTTCTTCTTCGATAATACGCTGTACTTTTCCTGGTGTGAAGTTCGTCTGTATAATATCGATCATAATTTTACCAAGAAGCTTCTGAGACCGGTCCAGTTGATCGAATAGAGACTGCAGGGTGGTCAATCCAGAGCTCTGTCTGAGCATGGATAAAACACCTGCTTTGTCATCGATCGCGCTACCGAGTAACTCTTCGTTTACCCCCGATATCTCTTGCACTTCACGAGCCAAGATCTCTGAGATCTGTACTATTGAAGAATCAAAACCAGCTGGTGGAATTCGCTCCACATCTGTCATCATAGCTTCTTCTTTAAGCGCTAATCCACGCCCTTGACCAGAAAGGAAGACATCTTTAGGGTTAACAAGCGCATTCTCCTTGTATTTCCAGCCTGAGTTGATTTGGCTCTCAAGGATATCTAGCTCAATAGCCTTACGTCTATTGTATAAATACTGGGCATCTCTTAACCCACGTACCACACCTTGGACACGCCATGGAAAATACGGCATTTCAGGTGTGTAATAGGCCATGACAGGCACAAAAGGATACGTATCAATACCTAGCGCATTTGGGCCATCATAAATTACTTTACCCTGTACAACTATAGCTACGCGAACAGTAGGTATCTCTTGATCGATCATCGTAACTTGTGGGAACTGCCTCAAGTACTCCTTGAGCGCGTCCTTATCTTGACTTTTCCACTCCATTGTTTCGCCGGTTTGCGTGTCGACCAGCATTTTTTGCGTCCGATAATCCCTATAATAGAACTCATCATATGTGAGCAGGTTTTTCGGGCCATAATTGTAGTTCTCAGGCATAAACTGGAACTTATTATCTTTAGTATCGTTGCCAGATAGGCCTATAATATCTTCTTTAAAGTCTGGAAGTAAAGAAATGCACTCGGACTTGGTCAGGAAAGATCTTTTCCATAGCCCTTTGCAATCAGACAGGTCATGTTTTCTAAAAAACGGGTCAATGAGAAAACTATTGTAGCTACAGTTATCAACTTTAATGTTACCTGAAACGGGGTCAGATCGATAATCGACCCAAACTTGTAGCAGGTTCATGCCAGTGACAAGCGCTCCCTCAAAAGCATCAGAGATCGTCTCAAGTATGCCTTCTTGTTCAGCACACCACATCATGATCTTACTGAACTGATCTGCGGTGCTTTCATCACCATTATCTACGGGAACTACAACAGTGGATTTACGGTTTCGTCGTTGGTGACCGCTTATCATGTTCTTAACACGTCTTATACGGTTAAAACTAAACTGTCTACGACGATTCATAGGTAACGAGCCGTATAGATCATTCCATAAGGTCTGATCCCCCGCTTCGAACCTGGTATCTGTATCAGCCTCTGACCAAAATGCCTGGTTGATGGAGATTGCTTCACTATAGAAAGCTTCCATCCGATTCAGAATCCCCTTATCTTTCGTGGAGTAGTATTGGGGGCCGATCTGTGGAAATAGCGCCATTCTTTCTTCCTTCCTAGTTTATGATTAATCATAACTAGTTTAGGATTTCGAATGTGCGGATTCAAGGAGAGAATGGGTGAGGATTAATCCTCTTTTGGAGGCAATCCTGGAGAAGGTGGTAAATCCATCCAATAGTCGACCCAGATATTCTGCCACTCGCTACAGCGAGGCACTATCAAAAATAAGTCTTTTCTGGGGCAGTACTCTGCAACACATATAAGATCTGGGTTATCTTTGTAGCCACCATATATGAGTTTGGGCACATTATTGGGAACTATATTACCTTTTTTAGGTTTCCATAGATTCTTTTTAGATTTGCTAGTTGGTGCACCTGCAGGTAACTCAGCCCAAGCGTCCGGATAAACCGTACAGCAAAGCTTCTTATCCTCTGGTTGTGGCGCAGTATAAAATAAGTCATCACGTTTATTGTATTGTGCAACACACATCCAATGCGCGCCCTTATTATGTATATATACTAAAACAGGCGTATCTTCTGGAACGATATCTTCTTTTAACGGTCTCCATAATACTTCAGGGAGTTTATTCATATGAATCTCCATAAGTTATTAGCCTTGTAGTCGCAGCCACCTGGCTGAGAACACACATGTTTGGAGTGTGTTACTTATATCTCTATAAGCATCGCCAAAACGATGGTTTTGCATGAGCTTTTAACTTTTACCTTTAAGCTTTAATAACTTTAAACTTTTATGTTTGAACTTTAAGCTTTTAAACCTATAGCCTTTACAGGGCTTTGCCCAAATTTTTAGCGGGCAACTGATGTAGGAATCGAACCTACTACCTCAACATTATCAGTGTTGTGCTCTACCAAATGAGCTAATCAGGGTTCAAACATTTATCTCACTTCGCTATACAAGGCGTAAATTTCAAATTAC